TTGTTGATGAAGAAGCAGCTGTAGTTGTACGGAGAATCTTTCACATGACAATGGACGGGTACGGACCATATCAGATTGCCAATATAAATGAAATCAGGGCAAGTAACATTTAAAAGACGTGGATAAACAAGAAGTCCTATCAAGAGTGTAAGCGTAAGCAAGTGATGAAACTCTTTATAGGGCTTTTTCTAGTATCTGATTAGAAAAAGATGTGAAATATGATTTGCTATTTGTTATCGACTATAAATATGTGAAAAACCTTGAATTTTCGCCTGTCAAAGATTATTTGCGCTACTTTTTTAAAGTGTGTAAAGGTAGGTTGCTAGCTTTTTTTTGCTATGGACTTAATAATATAACTCGAAGGAGGTAACGAGATGAATATCGGTTCAAAAATTATCGAAATAAGAAAAAAAAGAAATATGACACAGGAAGATTTTGCAAAAATCTTTCATGTAACAAGACAAACGGTTTCTAATTGGGAAAATCAAAAAAGTTATATCTGGTTGATAAGACTACAGGAAAGATTGTACAGGACGATAATGGAAATGACATCGTAAAAACAACCGAATGGGAGCCGGAGGCTACACAGGGAAGTATTGATGTTGAAATTCCGGTAACTGGAAAGAAACTTGCCGGAAGAACGCTGGTTGTATTTGAAGAGATTTATCTTGGAGATGCCATGATTGCATGCCACAAAGATATCAATGATGCAAATCAGACCATTAAAGTTAAAGGATATCGTGACTGTACCGTGATCAAATGCATTAAGGCCGATGATTACTGGAAAGAGCATGGTGATCCAACCTTTATCTTCAAACTTACAGGAACGGATACACTGGGAGCTTCACATACTTATTATCAGAGTGTCACATTTACTGAAAGCTATGTAAAAGCACATACGGACAGTGACGGATACGTAGAGATGAAAGCAATCTTTGGTCAGGTCCCGGCAGGGGAATACACATGTTCCGAAGAAAGCGTCAGCCGATTTGAGTTTGAATCATTGACCAAACCGGTAAATGCAACCATTAACGGAAAAACAGCAGTATACCATCTGACGGATAACGATACGGCATGGGCAACATTTACCAACAAAAAATATGAAGAGGGAGACTTCGGACATGACAGTGTAGTAGTCAACCACTTCAATCATAAGACACAGGATTAAGATCTTGATAACTGGAAGGACCTGCTTCGATAGGAAGCGGGTCTTTTCCGGTATATGGTAATTCATATATATCACAGTAGAGGTTTAGCGGCTGCCATTCTTACATACTTTATATAGGGAGTAAAAAAATAATACTGTAATGTTCATAACATCAAAAAAAACTTAGATAACAGGAAGGAGGCTCGCTATATAAGCAGACAGGAGCGAAAAATTTTTTGTCTGCAAAGACAGTAGGGACACGAAAAATGCAACTAAATATAGTTGCGCATAATTTATTTTCAGTATATGCTAAAGATAGGAGAAAAAGGAAAAATTAATTCAAAAGCTTAAGGCTCAATCAAAATCATTTTCTTATGAAGATGCAAAAGTCTTGTTGGAATATTTAGATTTTTTGGAGAGCAATAAAGGAAAAACCAGTGGATCACGGGTAGTTTTCACAAACAAACTGCATGGAAATATTATGCTGCATAAACCACACCCACAAAAAGAACTGAAAAAATATCAAATCAAGCAATTAAAAGAATTTCTTGAACAGGAGGATCTGATATGAGTAGCGTTATGAAATACAAAGATTATATCGGAAGTGTAGAGTTTTCAGAAGAAGATCAACTCTTCTATGGAAAAGTCCTCGGCATTCATTCCCTCATTTCTTACGAAGGTGAAAGTGCCAAGGAATTAATTCAGGATTTTCATGAAGCAGTTGATGATTATCTGGAATTATGTGTAGAAAAAAGAATCGAGCCGGAAAAAGCCTACAAAGGCTCTTTCAATGTACGAATCTCGCCAGATCTTCATCGTTCCATTGCTATCCATGCCATTCAAGATGGAATGACTCTACAATTTTGATTTACCTATTGTGTGTCATGGCTATGCAAGTGTTTTGTCTATACAAATTTCAGCATTTAGGGAATCCGGAGATAAGAGTTTTTTAATAACAAGAGAACGAAATATGAGACAAACGATTATAAGTCATCGAAATTGTATTTTCAATGACGAGTATACAAATGATTATTCAATCCTATCTGGAGAAAGTGGAACGATATTGACATTGATTAATGGAATATATTTAGGTAAAGAATATCCAAAGTTATTAATGATAGATTAGTATATATCCAACAAAATAGAGGGGGAATATATAATGAAAAAAATATTTTTTGAAACACTAAAACATAAGTTTGGTCATTATTTACTGGTTATATTATGTGGTATACTAATGGTTTCGACAATATATGTATCATATGCATTTAGTGACAGTATTGAAGGAATTATACATGGACAAAATTCTGGCATAGTGGAAGAAATGTACACTTTTATTAATTTTCAAGAGACATATATTCTCTTGTTTATATTAATGGTACTGGTTATTATTTCGTACATACAAAAAAAATCCTATGATTATGTTCTGCTTGATACGATGGGATTAAAGAAAAAGCATAGATATATGTTTATTGGATTTGAATATGCAGGGATTATATTTTCCTCGGTAACTGGTGGCTTGATTTTAGGAAAAATATTAGCAGAGTGTGCAAAAACAGTATTACAAAATATCTTTTATAATACAATTACTACAGAGGTTAATTATGGATTTATTGCACTGCGGAATACATTGGTGATTTCATGTGAAGTTTTCGGCATCCTATTCATTGTTTTTGATGAATTGATAGCATGTCTGGGAATGGATGCATTGTTGACTGTTGGAAAAAAGAACGGGAAACCACTGAAGAAGAGACCGAAAACTTTACTGATTGGGATATTTTTGATCTTGATTGGCCTTATAAGTCTGTTGTTTTATTGGGGAAAGATATCCCAAAGTATTCCGACTGTATTTTTGAATGCGGGCATGTGCCTGCTTATGATTAGTTTGGCAGGATACTATTTCGTTCGGTTGAATAAAAAAGAGAAGAAGTATTATAAACGAATTACATGGTTGGAAAACTGGTATCATAGATTCTTTTATAATATAAATATGTCATTTGTCGTTGCAGCATTTCTTGTAATTATTATGACGGATTTTTCTATAAAATTATTGGATAACCTTCCGATTACCGAACCGAAGAATTATCCGTTTGACTTGGTATGGATGGCAAATACGGATGACGAAGAATTTTTGAATCATTTAACAGATGATGAAGGGGTTGAACTGAGAAAAGTACCATGTGCTAGAGTGACAACGACAGATATTGCTGAACATATGGGGATTCCGGCATCAACTTATGAAAAATGGACTGGAAAATCGCTAGATTTGAAAGACAATGAAATATTTGTTGTATATCAAAGGGAGAGGTTTGAACGAAACAAAGTCGGAATTGGTTACAATACAAAAAATCCATTAATTTATATAGGAAAAGTAAGGGCTGATTTATGGTTGTATATAAAAGGCGTAGCAGCACCTAAAGTACAGTGTTTTACAGAAAAATTCAAGATTGTCGGAACAGAAGACAGAATTCTAACAGGTGTGTTTGGAAGTGAAACATGTGAACATATTATTGTATTCTCAGACGAATATTATCAGAAGAACTGTGTGAAAGCAGATGGGGCGAATATGGCTGTTATGATGAACATACCTGAAAATTATGATAAAGTTGTCGAAGAAATAAAAGCGTATGCCCAAGATCATTCCCAGGTAAATTATTTTGACGCGGATAATGGGAATCTGATTTACGAGAAGAAAGAGCTGCTGTTAGAAAGAAGTAAAACAAAGCTTTTATACGTGGCTTCAGCAGCGGGAAATATTATCATTATGCTTTTGTGTGGAATATTTGTATTGAGTATAAAAATGGAGTGTGATTTTCCGGAGACAGAATGGAAATACCGATTTTATATTCAATCAGGAATGTCTTCTGCTAAAGTCAGAAAGGGAATCATAAAAGAGTGTCTGCTATCAGGAGGACTGCCTGTTATATGTGGCACAATTATTTCAATTTTGTATTGTAGTATGCTTTTGTATGCGAAACATTTACAGATTGAGTGGGTTCATAGATACTTTAAAGGAATAATTTTGATTGTTGGTGCTATATGGTTGCTTTTTGCTGTTTTTATTTTTATATTTGCTTATAGAAATATTAGAAAAATAGAGGGAGATAGTGGAAATGGAAAAAAGTAAAAAAATTTTAAAAGTGGAAAATTTAAAAAAGGCATATTACTCAACTTCCCGAACAGGAGAAATCATTACTTATCCTGTTTTAAATAATGTTTCATTTGAGATAGAAGAAGGTGAATTTGTAGGGATTATGGGACGTTCTGGTTGTGGAAAAACTACATTATTAAAGGCAGTGGGAATGTTAGACAAACCAGATGACGGAACAATATATTACAAAGATAAAGATACAAAAGATATATACCGGGCTGAACTGGCAAGACTTAGAAGAACAGAGATTGCTTTTGTATTTCAGGATTATTATCTTATGGATAGTCTGTCTATAAAAGAAAATATTATGCTTCCACTTATTTTGGATGAGGCAGATGTTCAGGAGAGTAAGAAAAAATGTGAAGAAATGGCTGAGAAGTTTGCAATTGCGGATTTATTGGATAAAAAACCATATGAATTATCAGGAGGAGAAAAACAAAGAACTGCGATTTGCCGCGCATTAATCTACAATCCCGATTTAATTTTGGCGGACGAACCAACAGGCGGTGCATAGTTAGTACGACAAAGACTACAAAAAACGAATGTCCATGCTTCCATCCTCATACACCAGCACCGATTCAACAAACGACTTCCAGAAAGTGTTCTTTTCCCGATCCGAAAATGTATGATATACGGCTTCCCAATCTTCCGACAGCAGCTTCTTCACACTGTCAAGGCTTCGCATAGGTGCAGCAGTCGAACACTTTTGAAGTTCTTCGATCTGCGCCTTGAACTTGTCATATTCACTTCTGTACGCTTCCTTGTCGATCAGGTCATCCATAAACAAATCATACAGTTTTTTCATTTTGCGTTCTATCTTTGCAATTTCAGTGACAGGATTCTTCTGAACTGTGCTGGCAGCAGTCACTTCGTACTTCGCGATATAATCAGACAGAGCAGGACGGATGTGCGCAAGCATGTATTCTTCAAGATCAGCTTCACGATATGTTTTGCCGCGATCACACAGCTTTGATTGCGCCTTGAAATTGCAACGATAATTCTTGTACATCTTTTCAGAGCCGTCAGCCATCCTTCTGTATGTGACAGTACCGCACATATAATGATTGCAGGACGAACAGATCAGAAGACCTGAAAAAATATAGAATTGCTGTGTGTGTCTGATCCGAACATTCCTGATTGCAAGTTTCTGGATGCGCTCAAAGCGTTCAGGACTGATTGTCGCAGGACAGAAGTCAGGATCATCACGATACTGACCTTTGAAAAGCGGATTCTTCAGGTATCGCGCAACTGTATCATAGCAGACACGAATATTATACTTTTCCTGAAGAAAAAGCTGTGTGTCACGCTTGCTGCATGTAACTTCAAAGCGGTCAAACATATCAAGCGCAAAGCAGTTCCATTCAGGATCAATGATGACATGCTTTTCCGCATCCAGTTTCAGACCGCGCGGAAGGCTGCCTGACACATAGGTTTTATTCTTCAGCTTATAAGCAAACACATCTTTGATTCGGTCGGAATCACGATCACATTCATCCTGTGCGACAGACAGACGGATGTTGATGTGCAGTCGTCCGTTCGTGGTTGTAGTATCATAGTTTTCTGTGACAGCCTTCCATTGCACGCCGTTGGCTTCAAGTATTTCCTGAATCTTGTGATAGTCCCCGATATTTCTAAACCAGCGATCCAGCTTCGTGAATATGATCAGGTCGAAGTCGTGAGCCTTCACGCCGTTCAACAACCTGACAAACTCTTTTCGCTTGTTGAACCTCTTTCTTGCGGTCAGGGCTTCATCAATGAATGTGTCAACAAGTATCATCCGATTCACTTTGATGAAATCTTCAAGAATCAGATCTTGTGCTTCAAGCGTATCGCCGTGAAGCACCTGATCATCGTGGCTGCATCTGATATATTTAACTACACGAAGCCCGAAAAGTTGTGGGTTTGGAGTAAAAAAAGACATATAAAAACCTTCTTTCTGGTAGCGAAAGAAGGCTTGATATGATAGAATGTAAAAGGACATAATATCATCGTGGGCGGTCTTCCGCGATATATTTTGTTTCAATGTTTCGCAAGGGAAGTCGCTGGTCACGGCTTCCTTTTTTATTTGTATAGAGTGCCTGAAGCGTGTACATAATCAAAACTAGGAGGATGACGCAATGGAAATCCTAACGTGGCAGGCACGAACAGACAGACACTTGACTTTGAAGCAGCTGGAAGCCCTGACAGGAATCAGCAAGTCAACGCTGAACACGATTGAAAACGGCATCACATCGCCAACACTGCGCCAGCTTGAAGCGATAGCAGCTGCACTTGATGTCAAGATCACTGATCTGTTTGATTCTGAATATAAATGATAAACTGTGCGCCGACAATGCTTCTGACGCTTATTTCCTGATATATGGAAATAACTGGAAGCGGTCTTTTATTCCAATAATTTCCATGATACAATCCCGACAAGAGAAGGGAGGGAAGCCGATGATCCGAAAGAGAATCAACACGCTTCTGAATAAGTTGTCGGATGCACAGCTGAAGCGCATATATAAATACATAAAGTATGTATACATACACGGATAAAGTAAAAGGAAGTAGGACTGGTCAGGTCACTGCTTCCTTTTGTTTTGCTTAAATTCTTTATATGCTTTATGACGCTTGAAACCAAAATATAAAAGCGGCGCAGCAATCACAATACACACAGGATTGAAAGCAACGAAGAAACCTAATAGCATAAAAATACCGAAGCCGATCAGAATATTTCCACTTTTAGGAATTGGAACAACTTCAACAGGCTTTTGATCTTCATGCTTAATAATATTATCAACCGAACGATAAACGCCAGTCGCATACACAGGAACTTCAGGAACATCGCCGAAGATTTTATAAAAGCAGAATAGTGTTGCTTTTGCATCGTCAAGCGCATTGTGCCAGCTGTCTTCGCTATATGAATAATATTCTGCACATGTCTTCAGCTTTTGCCATTTATATTCGTTGTAACGCTTTTGCCCATAAATTTCAGCAAATGCAAGCATTACATCAACGACAATAGAATTTTCTTTTGCATGATATTCAATGCCAGAATTAAATATAAAAGGCAAATCGAAGCCGTGAATGTTATAACCGACAATCATGTCTGCATTTTCTAAAATGCGTTGAATAGTATGTGCATAATATAAAAGCGGCTTACAGCCTTTTACCATTGAAGGGCTTATGTGGTTTACTTTTTCAGCATCAGTCCAGCATTCCTGATTGACAGGCTTCACATATTCACTGAAAAGGATTGCACCAGAGCCGTCAATAATAGAAAGCTGAAGAATTTCATCGTCATAGTGATTCAGTCCTGTTGTTTCTGTATCAAGACAAATAATGTTCAATAGATCACTTCCTTTATTCAGTTTTATCCCAACCAACCTTCTTGACTAGCTGCTTCATATATTCTTTGATTCGTTCACGGCTTCCAGCTGGTAAAGACACATACATTTCAACAAGTGCCTTGTCAAAATCGTTCAAATCATACTGCGCACACAATTCATCAACGATTGTCTGCGGAAGGTCGTCAAACATTTCCCCTTCGCCATACATTAAATAATCATAATTCACATTGTATTCACGACAGATAGAAATTGCCATCTGATCAGTTAAGTTGTTCACACCTTTTTCGATTCTGGAAATAGTGGTTTTTGTTACACCTAACTTTTCCCCGAACTTTTCAAGAGTTAAACCAAGTGATTTTCGCACTTCGTTGACGCGTTCGCCATTTGTCATATTTATTCCACCTTTCTGTATATTTGCTTTTCTGATTGTAGAATAACACGACAGCAAGCAAAGGTCAATAAAAAAGTTACCGTAAGCAACAAAAAACTGTTGACAAAGTGACTGTAAGCATCTATACTGTAACTGTAAGCAACAGAAGAAAGCAGGAAAGAACGGATGAAGCGAGAGGGCGGCACGCAAGTGACATGGCGGTCAGGCTGTAGGATAACAGACAGAGCGTGTGCAGAATAAACATGATCCGTCAAAGTAGTTGAAGAAAGCAGGAACATCAGGGCAAGAAAGCACAGTGTACCGCACTATTTGAAGAAAGCGGATAGGTTGAGCCAAACAACACTTTACCCCTAAAACAAGAAGATGTTAAGCGGAAGAATCAATCGCGCGAGATGACACAGCACTTTTGTTTCTTACACAAAAAAGGACAAGAAGGGAGCAGAAAACATGAACATGATCGCGACAGTAGCAACAAAGGAAAAAGCGTGGCAGCTTGCAGACAAACTTTTCCCAACAGATTACAGCAGAAACGAACCTGACAGCCTTCGCGCTGGCTATCCAATATTTAACACAACATCAACAGACAGCAAATACAAAGGCTTCCACATATCAGACCTGAACGCAGCACTTGAATTGAATATGGGAGCAGAAACAATCAGGATCAATATTTCAGAATATGAAACAAAGCCAGCACTTGAAAAAGCGGACAAAACAGTGGATCGAGAAGCAGAGATCAAGGACAACTTCGACAAGCTGCTTCAGTATGTGAGCGACAAAAGAAAGTCAGCAGAACTTCACGAAAGACAGAAATACAACTATTACTGTGACAGACAGGCTGGTTGCTGGAACTGGACGAAGGAACAGGATGAAGCATATCAGAAGGAATGGGACGACATCATCGTTCAGATGCACGCATTGAAAGACCTTGAAAACGCGATGAACCTTGCAAGAACCAAAGGGATCATATAAACATCACAGAACGAAGGGAGGAAACAACATGGCAGCAGTTACGAACGAAAAGAAAAACCTGAACAGCCAGACCGAAGATGTCAGCGAATTTATTATGCTGCTGAAGCAGATGTCTGACAGCGACAGAATGGTCATCAAAGGGATGATGATGTGGGCGGCAGGAGAAAACAGACCAGTGAAAACAGCCTAAAAGGGCATAGGATGTCCCCGATCAGGAATGGTCGGGGAGTAAATGAAAGGAAAGTACAACATGAACACGAAACAGAATTTATTCACAGAAGAAGAACTGGCGAAGGTTACGGATGAAGCAGAAAGAAAGCACCTGATCGAGTGTGCGCAGGATCAGTCAAAGATTGATATGAAGTACATGGAGATCATGAGCAAATATGACTTGTGGGAAAAAGGGAAGCGCAGCAGATACTTCCACGCAACAACACATGAAAATGCAAAAAAGATCATGCAGGACGGAGTGATCCGAAAAGGAATAGACGGCGGCGTGTATATCTGCAAACAGCCACTTGAAGCAGCACGATTTGTTGCGATCCGCGGACATGAAACAGGAACGATCTTTGAAGTCGAACTGGAAGAAAGGAAGGTTGTGGAAGCACACGATCACAACGAAGCCTTCTTCGGTTGCAAAGCATATATGTACATGGATGACATACCGACACAGAAGATTGTGAAAATATCAAGATATTCAACAGAGCAGGAGGACGACAAGGAATGACACTGCAAGAATACGAAGCGCAAGGCGGCTGCGAAGGCTGCTACTTCTACGGAACAATAGACGTGGACGGAAGAAAAGGCTGTACATTCCACTGGTTTGACGATGAATCGGAAGACTGGGAATACAGCAAGAATTGTGACGAAATATCAGACTGACAGCCGAAACAGGGCGCAAGCCCTGTCGATGAAGGATGGCAACCTTCATCCTGACGATGGCAAGCTGAAAGCCAGTCGGATGAATACTGTGAAAACATAGCGGCGTGTGTGTACTGCCAGAATTACACATGGATGGTCAACAGGTTTTAGGGATGTTTTTAATGCGAAAACAAACGACACAGCATAATACATGACCAGAAGGGGGAATGTTGAAAAAATTATTTTGGACTTTGCGAAAGCAGTATGTGAAGGAGAACGAACAATGATTGATGAAAAGAAAGTTGAATTGATGAAGAAGCTGCAAAGACTTGCAGAACGCGGAGTGGGCGGCGAAAAAGAAGGCGCACAGAAGAAATTGCAGCAGCTTATGAAAAAATACGACATTGAAGAAAGCGATCTGTCAGATGACAAGCTGGAAGACCATGAATGGAAATATCACAACGACTTTGAATTGCGCTTGCTGAAACAGACAATATACAAAGTCTTAGGAAAAGACGGATTGAATCAGATGTATCACTACAGATCAGGAAAAGGAAAGAAAACTATTCAGGGCATACAGTGTACAAAAGCGCAGGCAATTCAGATCGGGATTGAATATGAATTTTACTGTGAAACATGGAAAGAAGAACACGACTTCTTCTTCAAGTGCTTCGTACAGAAACACAAGATTTTCCCAACCAAAGAAGAAATGATAATAAGACCGCAAGACGATGTTGAAATGTCTGACGAAGATGCGATGCGGATGCAGATGGCTATGTCAGCAATGAAAGACAAGAGCATGACACAGAGAATTGAGGGATAGAAGATGATAGTAGGATTTGAAGAACATGGCTTCGTGGTAGCTGCGGAACACATGCCAGACACATGCACGAACTGTCCATTCTGGCTGACTGATTTAGAAATGCAAGAAGATGGCATGTGCTTCCTGACAGGCGAAGTGATCCCAACACCCGAAAGAACATGTGACACAAAGGTCATGGGAAACTGCCCGATCTTACCACTGAATAGATTGAAAAAGAAGAAAACAAGAAAGGAGAAAAAGCAATGGCGAACATAGATGTCATGTACAGCAGCAAGACGGATCGGTGGGCGACACCTGACGACTTCTTCAAAGAACTTGATCAGGAATTTCATTTCAACCTTGATCCTTGCGCTGACGAACAGAATCACAAGTGCGAAAAGTATTTCACGAAGGAAGACAATGGTCTTTCAAAGGACTGGGGGGGGTATCGCGTGTTTTGCAATCCTCCGTATGGTAGAGCAATTACAGACTGGGTTGAAAAGGCATACAGAGAAGGAACGAAAGACAACACGATTGTTGTTATGCTGATACCAGCGAGAACAGACACAAGATATTTTCACGACTTCATTCAGCACCGATCAGAAATCAGATTTGTGAAAGGGCGTTTGAAGTTCGGGAACAGTAAACAGGCAGCCCCATTCCCTTCAATGGTAGTTATATTCAGGGGTGCTGGAATGTAGAAAGGAGAAACGCGCATGAATACACCAGACGCAAGAAGAATATTTGAAGCAATAGCAATGATCCTGTCGAACAGGAATGATGGAATCAGGGTGCAGTTGTCGGAGATTAAGACAAAGGCAGCGAAAGCATCTTGAAGGACAAAAAAGAAAGCCTTCGGACTAGCTTGGCGGCTTCCGAAGGCGATCCAGATTGTGACTTTTTAAGGTCTGCACATCTATAAAAAATTATACAGCAGACTTCCAAAAAAGTCAATAAATCAGGGACTTTCAAAAGGCTTCGCGTCCTTGTAATAGATAGTAACAAATCAAAGAAATATATAAATATCTATAACAGGAGCAAAGAAGGACATGAAGAGAAGGAAGAAAGCTGTGTATATAGATTATGACTATGAAGCAGCATACCAGAAGATGTCGACTGACTTGGAAGAAGACAACATGTGCAGGATGCTGAATGAAGGCAAGGTCAGATCAATATATGCCACTAAGGAGATAAAGGCAGCAGAGCAGATGGATGTTGAAATATATCCAGAGTTCAGAAGAGGACAGAAAGAGCAAATACCAGACGAAGCAAAGCTGAAGAAGCAAAGACAGGCGCAAAGAAATCTGAATGAGAAGAACAGCAGGAAGGAATGTGAACGGACGATCAATGCGAACTTCACGGACAATGACATTTGGGGAACACTGACATATACGGACGACAACATGCCGAACAGCATGAAAGAAGCGAAGCACGATATGACGCTGTACATAGGACGATTGAACTATGAACGAAGAAAGAAGGGGCTGGCGAAGCTGCGCTATGTGTATGTGACAGAGTGTTCAGACAAAGGACGCTGGCATCATCATTTTGTATGTGACGGCGACATGGGACTGGAAGCGGTTGAAGAAAAGTGGAAGAAGGGGCGCAGAAATCAGGTGCGCAGACTTCAGAAGGACGAAAACGGACTGTCAGGAATGGCGAACTACATCACAAAGCAGAAGCACCCTAACAAGAAGGGGAAAGAGCCAAAGCCAGTCGGGAAGTATCAGAAAGCATGGAAAGCCAGCAAAGGACTGAAGAAGCCAGAAGTACATAAAAACCACTATAAGTTCAAGCAAAAGGACATTGACGAAGTTGTGACAGGACGATGCGATCTTGAAGACAAGCTGAAGAAATGGTATGCAGCAGACGGCTACAAGCTGACATCGTATGAGGTCAGATATAACAACATGAATGGCAGATTCTACATATACGCAAGAATGTACAGACAGCCAGAGAAAGGAGAAAAGATTGACAAAGCAACAAGTAAGGTTAAGCAGAAAACAGCGAAGAAGAAGGCAAAGAAGAAGACAGCTGCACGATGCAGTACATAACTTCATCAGGACAGCAAAGAACTTTCTTCAGCGCAAACCGAAGACGGCAGCAGCAATCCTGATCACATTTATCACAATATATGTGTCGGTAATGCTGGGATTTGCGATCGGCGACATGATCAGCGCAAAAGGAAAGACGGCAACAGAACAGGAAAGCGAAGCAGAAGAACAAACAGAAAGTGACTTGGATGCAGATGAAGAATATCCATTCAATACAACGTCACAGGATTGGAGTGGCGAAGACATGGAAGGATTCTGCTATCACGAAATATCAGACGAATGCAAGGCAGCAGGCGGCAAGTTTCCAGTAATGGCGCAGATATACACATACATCGTGTGTCAGAACTATGGTGTTGACTATGAAATGGTGTTCGCGCTGATCGAACAGGAAAGCGAATGCAACTGGAACGCTTCAGGCGATGGCGGCACATCATGGGGGTATATGCAGATAGCGCAGAAATGGCACAAAGAAAGAATGCAACGCCTGAACTGCACCGATCTGACAAATCCATATCAGAATGTGACAGTCGGCATTGATTACCTGAAGGAGATTCAGGACAGTTTGCAGGAAGTACCAGAAGATGTGCGTCCATATTATGTTCTGGCGGTCTACAACTACGGAGCAGCAGGCGCAAAGGAAAACTTGTGGAATCATGGTGTGTATAAATACAGCTACAATACAGCGATCATGGAAAGAGCAGCACAGCTGAAGGCAGAGAAAGAAAGACAGGACACGAAGGAGGAATAAAAGTGGACAACAAAAAAAGATTGTGCTTGGAAGATGCAGTCACAAAAGCAGAAATCTACGCAGTGAAAGTGATTGAAGAAGAACTGAACCGAAAAGGAATCGCACCGAACAGCATTGAAAGAAAAATCATCATCACACGCACAGCGGATGTGCTGGCGGCACACAGGGAAGAAGTCAGGGATATGTATAAAAAGTCAGGGTTGCTTCTTCAGGACTGGATCATAAAGATGTCAGGCATAAAAGACCTGATCGCATTCAAGAAAATGAAGCAGCTGGGATTCACTGGCGATGTCATGCAGGACATGAAGAAGATGGAGGAAGCACGATGAATATGAAGTATGCGATGCGTTCGGAAGATACCGAACAGATCAATGTAATCAGCTGGGCTTCATGGCAGATGCAGAAATATCCTGAACTGAAATGGCTGCATCATATCCCGAACGGCGGCAGCAGGAACAGAGCCGAAGCAGTAAAGCTGAAGCAGATGGGCGTGAAGTCAGGCGTGTCGGACTTATGTCTTCCGTACCCAAAAGGAATATATTGCGGACTGTACATCGAAATGAAGTATGACAAGGGCAGACACCAGCCGTCACAGAAAGAGTTCTTGACCGATATGGCGGCAGCAGGACACTATGTCGCGACATGTTACACGGCAAGGGACGCGGTTGAAGTTCTTGAAAAATACTTGAATTTGAAGTGTTTACAGACACACATTCATGTGTCAGATTCAGACACCGCAGTCACGGAAACAGCAGAACGCATGAAAGAGCCGAACAACAGCGTATGGAAAGACGGCGAAGTGAAACCGCTGAAGGTGTAGGACATGAACGGATATGCGGCAGCAGTCAGACAGTTTTATGACATATACAGACCGATTGCAAGAAGGTACGGACTGCGGATGTCAAGCCACACTTCAATATACGATGATGGCTGGATAAAAATATACAAGGGCGAAGGAGCAGACAGACAACAGATCATCAAGGTTGAAGAAGCGAACGACACAGACCTATACGACAGGGCAAGGGAAGCAGTGATCAGCTGGGAGAACAGCAAGAAGGAAAGAAATGCAAGACGATAGGAAAGCACATCAAATCACATTGCAGGAACTTGGGATCATACCGAAAGAGCCAGAGCGAAAAGAAAAAGTCAGAAAACAATATGCTTTTCCTTGCGGCGGTTGCGTGTGTAGCCACTGCGCAAACAATGTGGAAACGCCAGACACATGCACAGGAGAAATGAAAGGACCTTGCTTCACATGCGACTATTGCAAGCATTATGACGGAAAAGGAACAGACAGGCGACTTCAAGATTGTGACAAATACATTGTGACGGGCGAACACGCGAGAAGATTAAGAAGACACATGAAAATAATAAACAGGAGGAAAGCACATCAATGAAAATAATAGCAGTAATGAATCAAAAAGGCGGCATCGGAAAGACAATGACCGCAGCAGCTATCGCCTACATAATGGGCGAAGAAAAAGGAAAGAAGGTGCTGATCTGTGACGCGGATCAGCAGGGCAACATATCACTTCTTTACGACAGATTTGATCCTGAAGGACAGGGAATGTCAGAATTGCTTGAAAATCATCAGGCAGCAGGCGGCGCATATTCGACAACAGACCTGATCCGAACAACACCATATGGAAATATTGACATAATACCAGCGAACGGATATTTGATGCGAACAAACATGACACTGCTTCAGGAAGAAGGAGAAGATCAGATTCTTCGATTTGCAGCAGCAATGAATGAAGTCAGAACTATATATGATTATTGCATTGTTGATTGTGGTCTGATTATGGACATGACAGTCACAAATGTGATGATTGCAGCAGACCTTGTGATCGTGCCTGTCAAGATCGGCGGCTTCGAGATTGAAGCGGCTGCAAACATGGACAGTCAGCTGACATCGTTCAGAAGGATAAATCCTGACATTCGCATGAAAGTATTGATGACGATGCGTCAGAAGAACCAGACGACACTTCAGGTTGAAGAATGGCTGAAAACACAGTCAGGACACGATTGCTTTGCGACAGCGATCAGGCGATCAATAATCGCAGAGAAGTCAACAGTCGCACAAGTGCCGCTTCCAAAGTTTTCAAAAAACTGCATCGTGACGCAGGACTATCGTGCAGCAACGTATGAATTGATGAAAGAGGTGTGAACATGGGAGTGTATGAGATAATCACAGGAATCACAGAAAACGAAGAAAATCTGAAAGTCGAAATCAGGCAGACGGAAGGAACGCTGGGAGGAAATCTTGTGTACATCAAAAACACAAAAACAAACAAGGCGTATTCCTTTACATTAGCGGACGGCGATGAATATGGCGCAGACGCAATGACACGAAATGCGGTTGCAAAGTTACATTCGGACATGTGCGGCTGCAACGAAAAGACACTTGACAGAATCGAACATGCGCTGGGAATAAAACTTGAAACATGGCAGTCAGAATATATCCTGTCAGAAGGCATTACATATCCGTATGAAGGAAGAAGGACAGGGAAGACACTTGCATATCAAATCAAGACGCTTCTGATTGCGCACAACGACATAACGATCTACGGCAACGAAGCGCAATACTACGTTGACGAAATACATGGCAACATATACGAAAAAAATTATGTCATAGACCTTGCAAGGCTTTCAGAACACCTTCGCAAAGCTGGCATCGGAGTTCCGAAAGTGACATTGAAACTGGACAAAATGAGAAGAAGGGAGGACGGAATGCGATGGAATTGAAAGGACAAGTCACAATCAGCATTGAAGACTTTGAAAAGCTGAAGGCAGCAGCAGAGCAGAAAGAGTATGCGGAAAACAGACTGACTGCATTCAAGGACAGAATGTCACAATTTTACGAGATTGAAGACACAGAGTTCTGGAAACAGGTCAAAGAGATTGACAGCAAACCAATGACAGACAGACAGATCGCTATGGCACTATCGAAGGCAAGGGAAACATTGAAGATTGTTGTCGATACAAAAGCACTGAAAAAGACGATCAGGTCAATGATAAATAAAAAAGATTATTTAGACGATGACACACACATTGACCTAAGCAACACAACAGACAAAGAACTGAAAGCAATAGAAATATGCTTCAGAGAACAGGAGGACTGACAATGGCGTGGAATGTAATGGAACAGCTGAACGCAAACGCAAAGAAGGCAGCAGTCGGGGACAACACACCGAAGGCACACTTCAGGACACAGGATGTCAGCATCAATAAAATGTACAGCAATGATAAAAACTTCTATTCGGTTGAGGACATCGAACCGCTGGCACAAAAGATTCTGCTTGTTGGATTGATGGAAAATCTTGAAGTCGTCCACGATCCTTGCGACAGGGGCGAATATAGAATCATAGCAGGGGAAAGACGATGGCGTGCGCTGAAGATACTTGTTGAAAAAGGCTATACAGAATTTGAAAAGGCAACGTGTCAGATTCAGACACCAGCGTCAGAGGAAGAAGAAACACTTCGCCTGATCATCGCGAATGATTACAGAAACAAGACAGTGTCAGACCTTCTGGAAGAAGAAGACAAGCTGAAGAAAATATTGCAACGCATGAAGGAAAACGGACAAAAGATCATGGGAATTGACCTGAACAGCGGTCGCATTCGCGATGTCGTTGCATATTTCTTGAAAATAGCACCGACAAAGGTTGCGCAGATCGAGAGCATCAACAAGCGTCTGATCCCTGAGTTTTCAAAAGAACTGAAAGAAGGTCGCCTGACTTTTTCTGCTGCCTATATGATCAGCGGAATGAATGAAGAAACACAAGCAGAAATGCTGGAACGCTATCAGGAAAACGGCTTGACCTACAAGGAAGTGAAAGAGATCAAGCAGCAGCAGGAGGAAAAGGCAGCAGCGGAACAGATTGAAGGTCAAATGAACATTGACCAGTTCACAGAAACAGAAGAAGAGATCGAAGAACCTGAAGACGATGCAGAGGACACAGAGGACGAAGACGAATGGGAAGACGCACACCCTGAAAGCATCACATCGCTGTGTTATAGCTGCAAGAGATATTCAGACTGCAATGTGAAGACAGGAACATGTCAAAGCTGTGATCAGTACATCAACAAGGCAGAAGCCGAAAAGACCGAAGAAGAAAGATACAGCGAAGAACAGGACGCGATTGACAGGGAAACAGCAAAGAAACTTCGCGAGAAGGCAGACGAAGAAAAGATGCAGCAGCTTCCTTCACAACAGGAAAAGAAAGTGCATGATGTGAAACTGGGGACAACATTCTTTGATGATGTCAAAACAGGGCGAAAGACATTTGAATTGCGAAAGAATGACAGAGGCTATAAAGAAGGCGACACAATCGTGTTGCATGAATACAAGGACGGAACAACGACAGGCAGAACAATCACAAAGAAAATTGTGTACATGCTGGAAGATTTCACAGGACTTGAAGACGGCTATTGTATTTTAGGACTAGGAGAAGTCGAAGAAACGCTTCGGGAAGCAGCAACAGGCGCAGGACAGGACGCAGACAACAGAACACTACAATATGGAGCATAGGAGGAAAAGACATGCAGGAAAAAGAAGAAATTAAGAAAATGGCGCAGACATTCAGAGAAGCAGCAGACATTCTGGACGAGATTGCAGAACTTGACGGCAAGGAAGGCATGACAAGAGAGGAAAGAAAAGAGAAAGAAGAAGAACTGTCAGCAAGATTCTTGCTGAAAATGATTAAGATTCAGCAGGCATAAACAGCAGAAAGGGGGAAACAGCATGAATGAAATAATCTGCGATAAATGCGCGGCGACATTCACACCTGACATGATAGAGATTCAAAACAGAGTGATCACACAGGACGAGGAACACAACGACATCATCGAACAATATTATGAATGCCCGATCTGTGGCACACATTACACAATCACAATCACTGACAGGGTGCAGCGAATAGCGATTCAGAAGCGCAGACAGCTTCAGACGGCAGTCAAGAACGCGATCAGGGCAAGAAGACCAGCAAGGGCGCAGACATACAAGAACAAAGAAAAAGAACTTGCAGACGACATTCAGGCGCGTGCAAAGATGCTAAAAGAACAGTACACAGAATATACGGAGGAATAAAAACATGTATGAACATTTCACAAAGACACAGCAGCAGTTCAATGTCAGACGCGGCGATGTGTATTATATCAACAACAACAGAGGACAGAGAGGAAACGAAATCAGGAAGGACAGACCAGCCGTCATTGTGTCGGCTGGTCTGTCCTTCCTGAACAAACACAGCGGCGATGTGGTCGTTGTGTTCCTGACTTCACAACCAAAGAAAGACATGTCAACACATGTGACGATCAGAACGACTGGAAGGGTATCTGAAGCACTATGCGAACAACCGACAACAGTCAGTGTTGAAAGATTAAACAACAGGATCGGAAGCGTGACCGGCAGAGAAATGCAGCAGATAGACATTGCGCTTCAGATAGCTTTGAATTTGGATGCAGGAGCAAACACACAGCCAGAACCCGAAAATCAATCGGGGGGGGGCATCACACAGCAACGATGATGTAGTTGAAAGCGAACACGATTGCATTATACGACTTGAAGCAGAACGCAACACATACAAGAAACTTTATGAAGACATTATGAACCGAAGGAGATAGAAAAACATGCAAAGTATATGGATTGAACAGGCGATCAGCAATCTGGGTGGAATTATCGTGATTATGTTGCAGCTGGGATTCATTGCAGTCCTGACAGCACTGGTCATCCTGATTGTTACAGAGATAATCAAGGCAGCAGTCAAAGGAATCAAAGAGCAAAAAGGAGCAAAGAAGAATGAATAAGGTCATATTGATGGGAAGGCTGACAAGGGATGCACAGACACGATATACAGAAGGCGCAGAGCCTATGGCAATATCGCGCTTCACACTTGCGGTTGACAGGAGAGTCCAGAGAGATCAGGAAGGACAGTCAGCTGACTTCATTTCCTGTGTGGCATTCGGAAAGACAGGACAGTTCATGGAGAAGTACGGACAGCAGGGAACAAAGTTTGTGATTGAAGGACGCATTCAGACTGGCAGCTATGCAAACAAAGAAGGTCGCAAGATTTACACAACGGAAGTTGTTGTTGAATCGGTCGAGTTTGCGGAAAGTAAAGCGGCGGCAGGCGACAACCAATCAAAACCACAGCCAGCACCAGACAGCGGCGATGGTTTTATGAACATACCAGACGGCGTTGACGATTTGCCTTTTACATAAAGGCACAGGAAGGAGTGAAAGACATGAAGCTGAAGGAATATGCAACAAAGATAAAAAACAGGCTTGTGGGGCAGCGTGCGAAGCCACAGGAGGAAGAAAAAGACGATCTGTCAGAGAAAATTGTAGAACGCGCACAGGAATTGATTGCGGAAGACAGACAGGAAGCTGTCAGGGCAGCAGTCGTGGAAGAACCTGAACCAGAAGAACCGACAGAACAGCCGAAAGCAGAAAGAAACATCAGTGCAGATGTGATGAAGCTGGCAGCAGTCACAAGAGGATTGAAGATTGATCCTGAATGGACAAAAGAAGAAATGATTAAGGCTGTATCGGAATACAGCGGATTTCCTGAAGAAGAAATCGAAGTGCTGCTTGAATCAACAGCGAAATGGGCGCAGGAAACAGGAAGAAAAATGGTAGAGAGTATCACGGAAGCGTTTGAAAAGTTGAAGCCAGCGTTTGAACAGGTAGGGAAAGCAATCACAGAAGCATTCAGGAAGACAAAATGGACAGGATTGCAGTTGCGAAAAGAACTGATCAGCAATAACAGACGCAAAATGAAAGGAATGCCGATGATCAGGGCGAAGGCGATTGAAAAAGCCAGAAGGAATGAAAGGCGAAAGCCTAAAAAGTAGAAGGAAGGTGTGCAATGTGCAAAATAGCGATGAAACGCAGCAGGACATGACGGAAGCAATCAGGATCGCGGTACGGAAGGCGTTTGCTGAAGTCAAAATTGAAGAAAAGAGAGCAGAGAAGAAAAAAACACTGTATAACACACGAAGATTGATGGAATCATACATAGATTTGAAAAAATACATCAATAATGCAATTACGGAGGAAGAAGAAGTCACAGAAGCGGCATACAGCGTCCTGAAGGGCGAAAATGCGAAGCTGAAATCTGTCAAGGAAGCGAAAATGGTCACAGCGATGATGATTATTAACATTGACAGGGCATTGACCGAACTGGAAACCGAAAGCAGGAAAGAAGGCACATTGTACAAGTATGAAGCGTTCAGAATGCACTATATTGACGGACTGACCTTTGAAGAAATTGCGGATCAGCTTGATTGCGGAAAAAACAGCCCTTCAAACTGGTGCAAGGCGATTTTGAAGAAAATGTCTGTCAAACTATTCGGAATTAACGGAATTTGAGAAAACGCGATCTGAAAAAGGCTTTTTTCGAGGGAAACGACAGCGAAAGCATGGGAAAAGCGTGGGAAAAGTGAGGGTTTTTATAGGGAACATCCTAAAGTAAAATAGTATCGTGAAATGTTGTACAGAAAGACCGAAACAGCACAGAAGTGTTGAATCGGTCTTTTTTATTGCATTTCTGCCCTCTTATTTGCGGAATGTGGGTGCTTATATAAGGGCATCCACAGGAAGCATAAAAACAAGGCTTTATATAGGGGCATACCTGACAGGGGCGCATATATAGGGCATATATAAGGGGCATATATAAGCGGCTGCGTATAGAGCCTATATAGACGGATATATGAAGCATATGCAGCAGTAGGAAGGTGGTGCAAGGGTTTGTTATTTCACAAGTGTAGATGTGGGGCTTTAATACCACAGAATATAGCTGAATGTGAAGCCTGTGCAGCGAAGGCAGCAGGGCAGCAGTCAAGACACATGGAATACAACAAACACCGAAGAAACAAGAAGACAGCAGCCTTCTATGTATCAAGTGAGTGGAGGAAGACAAGAGCCGAAACAATCAGGCGGTTTGATGGCGTTGATATATATGCATTCTATGTGCTGCATGTAATACAGACAGCTGACATGGTGCATCATATCACACCTATTGAAGACGACTGGAACAGACGACTTGATGCAACCAATCTGATCCCATTAAGTAATCACAGTCATGGAATCATTGAAGCCTTGTACAGCAAGGACGAACAGACGAAAAAAGCGACACAAAAGATGTTGTATGACCTGATAGAACGCCACTGGAAGGCGACAGGGGGAGTATGAAAAAGTATCGGGTTAAGTTTATTTAGTCGCGCTTCCCCTCTTCCGTGGAGAAAACTCCCCACGGAAAATCCAGATCAGGGCATCCGAAAAGGGTGCGTGTCAGATTCTGACACACCGCAAGGAAACCAGCAAAGAAGGGAGGTCGCAGAAGAATGGCAGGACAACGACAGCCGATCGCGCTGGTGCAAGCAAAAGGAAAAAAACACCTGACAAAAGCTGAAATTGAAGAACGTCAGCGAACAGAAGTGAAAGCGGCTGCGGATAAAGTGACAGCACCGCAATACTTATCGCCGACACAGAAAAGAACCTTCAAGAAAATCGTGAAGGAACTTCGTGCGATTGACCTCATATCAAATCTTGATGTTGATGCGCTTGCAAGACTGGTCATCGCACAAGAAAAATACATCGCAGTCACGCAAGAACTGAACAGACAACCGATCATGGTGGAAATTGAGATCGCAACAAAGCAGCTGGACGAATACGGACAGCCAGTGAAGATCAGAAAAGAAGTCGTGAATGGAGAAGTGGAAAGACTTGCGCTACTTCAAGACAGATATTTCAAACAATGTCGTCAGGGGGCTGCGGACTTCGGACTGACAGTGTCAAGCCGCTGTCGCCTTGTAGTGCCAAAAGCAGACAAGGAAACACCGAAAGAAAATAAGTTCGCGAAATTCGCATAAGGCGAACGCATGACAACAGATAGAACTACACAATACGCGCTGGATGTCCTTGCGGACAAGATTGTTGCTGGCGATCTGGTCAAAGCAGCATGTCAAAGACATATAGACGACATGAAAGCGGCTGAAGCTGCGCCATATCGCTATTACTTTGATGTTGAAGAAGCAGAAAGGATCATTGACTTCGCTGAAACACTGACTATTGCGGAAGGCGAAGAAGAACAGCCAGTGACGGCATATCCATTCCAGTGCTTCATTCTGGGAAGCCTGAACGGATGGAGAACTAAAGACGGACATCACAGACGATTCAGAACCAGTTATATACAGCTGGGACGACAGAACGGCAAGTCATTCCTGAATGGTATTTTGGCGGCTTATTACGGCAATTTTGACAAGTACAAATATGGTCAGGTTTACTGTACAGCCACAAAGAAAGATCAGGCAATGATTGTCTTCAACGAAATTGTGAAGTTCATAAATTCCGACAGCGATTTGTCAGAGTGCTTCAAGATTCACGAACACAATTCAACAATCGACTGCAAGATCACACACAGCAAGATCAAGGCACTGTCAGGCGACACGAAGTCGATTGATGGATTCAGACCATATCTGGGAATAGTGGACGAATATCACGCGCACAAAGATGATCAGATGTACAAGCTGCTTGAAGGCGGCATCAAGAAAATGAAGTCGGCACTGATCAGCGTGATCACGACAGCAGGATTTGACCTGAAATCGCCGTGTTTTGCGCTGTATGAATACTGTGTGAAAGTCCTGAAGGGTGTTGCAAGCAATGATTCACAGTTCATTTACATCGCGCAGATGAATGAATCTGACGATATGTGGACACCTGAAAACTGGATCAAGGCAAACCCGATTCTGGAATATGACAGGGACGCATTGCAGAACATGATCCCGATTGCTGCAACGGCGAAGGAAATGGGAGGATCAACACTGCGCGACTTCATCGTCAAGCAGCTTAACATGTGGATTCAGTGGACGAATGATGTCTATATCAAGGACATGGATGTCTGGACAAGGGCAGCAGTCAAGAAGACACTGGCTGTCTTCAGAGGTCAGAAGGCTTATGTCGGACTTGACTTGTCATCAGGCGGCGACTTGACATCAATCGCAATCGTGATCCCATTCATGCAAGGCGAAGACAAATGCTACTTCGTACACGCACACAGCTTCATCCCGAAGCGAAGGGTTGAAGAACACATCAAGACTGACCGCGTACCTTATGATCTATGGATCAGACAAGGACTGGTCGAAGTGACTGAAACAATGGGCGGTGTGAAAACTGACTACAAGTACATTATTGCGTACCTGAAGAAGATTGTGAAGCTGTATGAATTGGATGTGCAGTGGATTTGTTACGATCCTCACAATGCTTCCGCATTCCTGGCAGATTTGGAAGCACTTGGATTTGACAGCATTGCTGTCAAACAGTCAGCGCGAGAATTGAACGATCCGACAGTGGACTTCCGACTGGAACTGGAAGCAGGACATGTCGAACATGACGGAAACGAAGCAATGAAGTGGTCTATTGCAAACGCGAAGACGACATCGAACAGCTTCGGAGAAATCAAGATTGACAAGGAATACACGACAGAACGAATTGACATCGTGGATGCAATTATTGACGCATGGATGATGGCAATGAAGGGCGAAATCAAGCCAGATGTCAACAGATACCTTGATATTTGGTTTGCAGGCACAGAGAAATTGCGACAGAAGGGAGGTGCGCAAGGTTGAATATGTGGAAAACACTGAACAAAGGAATTATGAAAGCATTCGGAATGAATATTGAAACAGATACAGCAACGCTGAATGATGAATCTTTTCTGGAATGGGTTGGAATTAAGCGCGACAGTGAAAGCAAGAAGCCGACATCAGACGTGACATACTTCACTTGTTTGAAAATGATGTCAGAAACAGTCGCAAAAATGCCGTGGAAACTTTACCAGAAGACAAACAAGGGCATCAGTGAGCCGATAGACAACGACATTGCAAGGCTTATGAAGCAACGTCCGAACCCTTTTATGACACCGACAACCTTCTGGAACGCCGTGGAAATGAACAGAAACCATTATGGGAACGCATATGTCTATGTACGCAGGAAGTTCAAGCGTAAGAAATACGGCGGCGAATACAAAGCACTGGACATGTGGATCATGCCGTCAGACAGGGTGCAGATCATTATTGACGACAAAGGCATTTTCGCAGGCAAGGGAAAAATCTGGTATATGTACAGCGATGAATATTCGGGCGAACAATACATATTCAGGACAGAAGATGTCTTGCACTTCAAGACTTCGCATTGCCTGAACGGAATAGTCGGGCTTCCAGTGCAATACATCCTGAAGCAGACAGTCGAAGGCGTGATTGAATCACAACGCTTCCTGAACAACCTATATAAAAACGGATTGACAGCAAAAGCGGTGCTGGAATACACAGGCGAACTGAATGAAGATGCAGCCACAAAGCTGCGACAGACTTTTGAACGCTTCGGAGCAGGAAGCCAGAACACAGGCAAGATTCTTCCTGTGCCGCTGGGGATGAAGCTGACACCGCTGGACATTAAGCTGACAGATTCACAGTTTGTTGAGTTGAAAAAGTATTCAGCACTTCAGATCGCAGCAGCGTTCGGAATTAAACCAAACCAGATCAATGATTATGAAAAATCATCATACAGCAATTCAGAAATGCAGCAGCTGTCATTCTATGTGGACACGATGCTTTTTGTGCTGAAGCAGTACGAAGAAGAAGTGAACTACAAGCTATTATCGGATGACGAAGTGGAAGAAGGGCTGTACTTCAAAATGAATGAAAAAGTGCTGCTTCGTACCGACAGCAAGACACAAATGGAGATTCTGAAGGAAGGAATCAACAACGGCATTGAAACAGTAAACGAAGCCAGAAGAAAACTTGATTTGATGGACATGGAAGGCGGCGATGTACTGATTGTCAATGGAACTTATGTGCCACTGACGAAAGTCGGGGCGGCGTATGACAAAGCTGAAGAACAGGACACTGAAGAAGACAGCGATCCTGACAATCCTATAAATGAGCCAAACACAGAAGGCGGCGAAAATACGGATCAGGATGAACAGGAGCAGGAAACAGCCGAAACGAATGAACCTGACACCGATCAGGAAGGAGGGGAAGACGATGGCGAAGAAAATGAACTTCACAAGAAGAAATCGAGCGAAAAGAACGATTGAAAATGTCGGCTTCATGCAGATAAAAGACGCGGCAGCAGGCGGCGTTGAACTGTACATCTACGGCGACATTGTATCTTCGGCGTGGGACAAGTGGACATCAGAAGACACCTGTCCACAGGACATCACAGACTTTCTGAACGGCATTGACAACAATGCAGAACTGACAGTGTACTTCAACAGCTGTGGCGGCGATGTATTCGCAGGAATTGGCATATACAACATTTTGAAACGCCACAAAGGACATATCACAGGCATTGTGGACGGAATTGCAGCGTCAATCGCATCCGTGATCCTTATGGCGTGCGATGACATTGTTGTGTCAACAGGCGCACAGATCATGATTCACAAGCCGCTGACAATGGCGTGGGGCAATGCAGACGACTTCGCGGCGGTTATAAGCCAGCTTGACAGCTGTCAGCAGATGATCACAGACATCTACATGACAAAAGCAAAGGAAGGCGTGACAGCAGACCAGCTTGAAGAACTGATCAATGCAGAAACATGGATGTCAGAAAGCAAAGCATCAGAGTGTCGCGCTTCAGACTATTTCAACATCAAAGTGGATGAATCAGCGGAAGCAGTCGCAGCATGTGTCGGCTACATGATAGACAGATTCAAACATGCGCCAGCAGGAATGAAGACTGAAACAGCTGAAGACATCGAAGCAAGACAGCAGCAGGCAGACGAAACAGAAGAAATTCTGGGCGATCTGTACATGTATGGAATTTAAGAAAACGGAGGAAAAACAATGAGCAAAGAAGCAAGAGCGTTACTGAAGAAAATCAATGACAAGAAGAACGCGATCAAATCCCTTGTGAATGAGGGAAAGACAAAGGAAGCAAAGGAAGCGAAAGCAGAACTTGTGGACATGCAGGATCGTTTCAACATCCTTATGGACTTAGAGGATGACGAGGACGAGGACATCAAAGACCAGATTGACAAGGACGAAGCAACAAAGGCTGAAGGTAAGGACAAAGCACCTTCCAAGAAAGACATCGCGCGCGCGTTTGTCAATCGTATTGTCTGCGGAATGCGCAAGACAAAACTGAATGAAAAGGATCAGAAGATCATGGACGCAATGTCAGAGAAGTCAGACGAAGACGGCGGCTTCACTGTACCGCAGGATATTCAGACAGACATCCATGAGTTGAGAAGAACAGACGATGACCTTGAACAGTATGTCAATGTTGAGCCTGTCAGCACATTGTCAGGAAGCAGAGTGTTTGAAGTCGATGCAGATTCGACACCATGGGACGATGTTGACGAAGGCGAAGAGTTCGGAGAGGAAGAAACGCCGAAGTTAAAACAGATCAAGTACAAGATCAAGAAAAAGGGCGGCATCTTAAAAGTTACAAGGGAACTTTTGCAGGACACAGCAGAAAATATTCTGGGCTTCCTGAATAAGTGGATCGCGAAGAAGTCAAGAGCCACAAGAAACGCTGCAATTTTGAAGAAACTTGCAGAAATCACAACAGGAAAAGAAGTGGCAATCAGCGGATATGACGACTTGAAGGATGTCTTCAATGTGACACTTGATCCAGCGATTGCATCTTCTTCAATCGTTCTGACAAACCAGTCAGGCTTCAACTACCTTGACAAGATCAAGGACGAGCGTGGCGACTACATTTTGCAGCATGATGTGACAGACAAGTCAAAGATGCTTCTTTTCGGTGTATATCCGATCAAGAAAGTCAGCAACAAAGTGTTGAAGAATGTGGAAGTTAAGTCAGACGGAAGCAACGTGTCAGCGTACAAATACCCGATCTACATGGGCGATTTGAAGGAAGCAATCACTTTATTTGACCGAGAGAAGATCAGCATCGAACTTTCAACCGAAGCTGGCGACTTATGGGCGAAAGACCAGACAGGAATCAAGGTGCGTGACAGATTCGATGTGCAGGCATTTGATGAAGAAGCAGTCATCAAGGGAGAAATCACAGTTCCTGTTGCTGGTTAATGGCAGCAGGCTTCAGGAGAGGAGGAAAAGACATGGAACTGGAAGAACTGAAAGCATATTGTCGTATCGACTATGACGATGATGATGAAGTGATCAAACTGATTTATGCAGCAGTGCTGGAAGAAATGACAGACCTGATCAAAGACTTCAATCCTGAAGCACTCACGAACCGACAAAAGCTGCTGATCTGCATGTATGTCAAAGAAGCATACGACAACAGGGACAGAACAGCACCGACAGACGACAAAGTCAGATTTGCGGTTCAGTCGATGATGCTGAAAGAGAGGTTGAAGTGACATGTCAAGCGCAAGGATCAAGATATACAAACATCAATTTGAGAAGGTTGCAGGACGGCGCGAAGAAACCGAACCGATCTTGTATCACGAATGCTGGTGCGAGATCGGCAGCTTGTACGGAAAAGAACTGTACAAAGCAATAGAAATCAGGCTGGAAGACACGATCGTGTTCGACAAGGTCAGATATTGCAAGAAGGTCAAAGAAATCGCAGCACACCTGAAGGACTACTTTGTGGAATACGAAGGGGAAAGATACAACATATTTGCAAGGGACTTCAGGAACAACGACAGGCAATATGTGCAGTTGAAAGCGAACCGCACAACATAAGTGTCAGATTATGACACAAGGGAGGAACACAGCATGAAAGTGACCTTTGAATTTGAAGGACTGAAAGAGATTCAACAACAGCTGGAAGCACTTGCAAGCGATTCAGAAATCAGAAAGACAAACAAGCAAATCTTCCAGAAGTCTGTTGATTATACAGAGCCACGCATGAAAGCTGTTATGGCGCGATCTGCGGACAATTCAAAGTCAGGAAAGAAAGGGTATAGACCTTCTGGACATGCTGCGGACAATATCCCCACGAAAGTCACAGCAAGGGGCGGCGAAGTCGGCTGGACGCTTCTGGGCGATGCTGAAAACTGGTTTTACATGAAGTTTGTTGAATGGGGGACTACAAAGCAGCCCCCACAAGACTTCCTATACAACACAATGGAAGAATGCCGCGGACAGTGGGACACAATAGCTGATCAGGAATATCAGAAGTTATTGAATGAAAAGCTGGGAGGATGACATATGGACATTGTAGGAAAAACACTTGAAACGCTTGCAGTGCTGGAAGATGAAGGGATCATCGTGCAGCAGGGCTGGTATGACGAAAGCATCAAAAAGCTGCATGTGACAGCGTGGAATCTTGGCGATTACGGCGGCGAAGGTTCAGACGATGAAACAGAAGTCGAAATTGCAGCAGTGCAAGTGTGCATCTGGTCGAATAAAGATCAGGTCAAATTGAAAAAGAGGATCAAACACCTTATGTGCAAAGCTGGTTTTGCATTTATGGGCGCAAATGACAACCTTGAAACTGATACAAAAATATTTATGAATGCCGCGCGGTTCATGGCGGCAGAAGAAGCAGAACAGGAGGACGAAGAAGAATGAGCGAAGCAAGACAGATCGTCAGATCAAGAACAAAGTCATTCAGGGACTTATATGTCGCACCAGTAACACAGAACGATGCGACAGGATACAAGGCAGGCACACCAGTCAAACTCGCGCGTGCTATTTCAGGAAAAGTGTCTGACAAGTTCAGTGTTGAAAAGATTTACAGCGATGATGGAGTGGAAGACACTGTTGAAACATACGAAGGAACAGATGTGGAATTTGAAGTCAATTCCCTTGCACCGCAGGACAAATCAATGCTTTTCGGTCATCTGTACAAGAAAGGCTGGCTTGTCAAGAACAAGGACGACAAAGCACCTGAAGTCGCAGTTGGCTACAGAGCAAAGAAGCTGTGCGGAAAATATGAATTTGTGTGGCTTTATGTCGGCACATTCGGACAGGGATATGACGACAACTATCAGACACAGGAAGACAAAGTCACAACACAGACAGCAACTTTGAAGGGTAGCTTCTATGAACGCGCTTGCGATGGGAACTTTGAAACACAGGTTGACGAAGCCAACCTTGTAACAGAGGACACAGACGCAGCAGCAGCGATCAAGAACTGGTTTGAAAAGGTACAAGAGCCGACAGAAGCAGCGTGATAACAACAATAGGAGGGCAAACGCATGAAGCATGAAGTAATTATCAACAACAAAAAGTATGAAATGCCGAAGATGGATGTTGACACATACATGGAATATCTTGAGATCAGGGACGACATCATGGGAACTGAAAAGAAAAGCGGACTGTATACAGCCGCACAGTTCAGAAAGATGATGGACTGCATCTGCATGGTATATGGCAACCAGTTCACTGTTGACGAGCTGAAGGACAAGGACACAGGACTGGGAGTGGCTGCAATTATCATGGAATTTGCGTCAATAGAAACATCATTAGGCGATGAGGTCAACGCAAAGGTCGAGAAGTTACAAGAAAATTTTTCAAATGGCAAATAATACCCGAACTGACACTGATCTGCAATGAAAAAGAATACATATGCGCATCAGTGTCGGTTGAAAAGTACAGAGCATACACAGAACTAATGGAAAAGAATGGCGGCGATGATGTTGCATCGGCTTTTCAGTTCAATGCGGCAATTATGAAAATGGTCTTCGGAATATCCGAAAGGGAAGTGCTGAAGGCAGATGTCGCAGAACAGCTGGCAGCAGCAAAGATGATTCATTTTGTGATGCAGGACATCATCACGCAAAAATTCCTTGAATTAAACCCAAACAGACCAGAGGAAGTCGAGAAGGAAAAGTCGGCATTCGATGAATATGATGAAGAAAACGGATACAACGAAGCTGAAAATCAGCTTGACGATGAAAACATCTGGAAAGTATGCCGCGACAATGTGGACAGGGTTGTGAAATTGTGTATAAAAGGGCTGAACGATTCACTTTCAAATGTTATGAAGTCGGATATTATGAGCCTTTTGGATCATGTGGCGTTCGAGATCAAGACCATCAACGAGAAGTGATGAAAGGAACGTGCATATATGGCGCAGGCATCAATTAAGATCGGTGCTTCAATGTCAGAATATCAGGCAGCAATGAAGGCGGCGGTCGCAAGTATGAAGCAGCTGTCGTCAGAATACAGCCTTGCTGCGGCAAATGCAAAGCTGTACGGCACGAAATCTGACGCGTTAAAGGCAAAGATCAGCGAACTTACACAGAAAATGGATGTCCAGAAGACGAAAGTCGAGGACTGCAAGTCACATTATGAAACACTTACAACCAGACTGGACAACAACAAGAAAAAAAGCGAAGAACTGAAGACAAAAGTCGCAGAACTGTCAAAAGCATATGAAGAAAGCAAGGAAGCGACTGGCGAAAATTCAGAGGAAACAAAGAAATTAAAAACAGAGCTGGACAAAGCAGAAAAGCAGCTGGCAACAACAGAAGCGCAAACAACGAAGTATGAAGCAGCAGTGAAGAAACAGGGCGCAGCAGTCACACAGGCTGAAGCTGACCTTGCGAACATGGAAGTGCAGCTTCGTGATGTCAATGCGGAACTTGCACGCCAGAAATTCGATGAATACGCGGAAAAGGCTGGAAAAGTCGGACAGGCAGTGCAGACAGCAGGACAGCACATGATGAAGGTCACAACCGCGATCGGCGGCGTGGCAGCGGCATCAGTAACAGTTGCAGCAAACTTTGAACAGCAAATGTCAAAAGTGCAGGCAATCAGCGGAGCAACAGCAGAGGACACAGACAGGCTGACAGAATCGGCGCGTCAGTGGGGGCGTGATACAAAGTATTCAGCAACCGAAGCAGGCGAAGCGTTTGAATATATGGCACTTGCTGGCTGGAAGACAGATGACATGCTGGAAGGCATCGGCGGCATCCTGAATCTTGCAGCTGCATCGGCGATGGACTTGGGAACAGCTTCAGACATCGTCACAGACTACTTGACAGCGTTCGGACTATCGGCGAAGGACGCTGGAAAATTCGCAGATGAAATGGCTTACGCAATGAGCCATTCAAACACAACAACCGAAGCACTTGGCGAAGCATACAAGAACTGCGCTGCGACAGCGGCTTCAATGGGCTATTCGGTAGAAGAAACAACAGCAGTATTGATGACAATGGCGAACGCTGGTGTGAAGGGCGGAGAAGCAGGAACAGCCCTGAACGCTATTATGACCAGACTTGCGACAGACACAAAAGGATGCGCAACGGAATTGTCGAAGTACGGCGTTGAAGTGTACGATGCGCAGGGCAACATGAACAGCTTGTCAAGTATTCTGACAGGCGTGCGCGGAGTATGGAACAACCTGACAGACGAACAGCAAGCGAACCTTGCAAAGACAATCGCAGGAACGAACCAGTTTTCTGCATTGCAGACGATCATGTCTGGCTTGTCAGATGAAGCGATTGCAAGCGGAATGTCCTTCAGCGATTATTCTGAAGCACTTCAGAACTGCGATGGAACAGCTTCAGACATGGCGGCAACAATGCAAGACAACTTGCTGGGAAGACTGACACAGTTGAAGTCAAAGCTGGAAGATGTCGGAATCACAATCGGCAATTCGCTTATGCCATTCATGGAAAAGGCAGTGGCGAAGATCGGAGAACTTGCGGACAAGTTCGCATCATTAAGCCCACAGCAGCAGGAAACAATCTTGAAGATTGCTGGCGTTGTGGCAGCACTAGGACCATTACTGACGATCACAGGAAAAGCGATCACAGTGTCGGGGCAAATTTCAAAGGGAGTCGGAAAAGTTGTCGGAAAGCTGGCTGAAATGGGAACAACAGCAGGCGGCGCAACAGGCGGCATGTCTGTATTAAAAGGCGCACTTACAGCGATCACATCGCCAGTCGGAATTGCAATAGCAGCAATCGCAGGGATCACAGCAGTCGTTGTGACACTGTGGAAGACGAATGAAGACTTCAGAAATAAGATCACGGAAATCTGGAACAGGATCAAGTCGGTGTTCACAGAGTTCGGGCAGCACATAACTGACAAACTCAATTCGCTGGGCTTCGATTTTGAAAACTTCGGGGAAGTGGTCAAGGCAATCTGGGAAGGCTTCTGCAATGTATTAGCACCGATCATCGAAGGAGTGTTCAATAATATTGCAATCTTCATTGAAACAACGCTGAATGTAATCACAGGCGTGTTCGACTTCTTCGTGTCATTATTCACAGGCGACTGGCAGGGATGTTGGGACGCAGTGAAAAGCATATTTGAAAGCGTGTGGAATGGGCTGAAGGAATATATCGGCAACATTCTGAACACAATCAAAGGCGTTGTTGACGCATTTCTGGGCTTGTTTGGAACGTCATGGGACGAAGTGTGGAACAGTATCAAGACAACCTTTGAAAACATCTGGAATGGCATTGTATCGTTCTTTTCTGGCATACTTGACGGAATAGTGAACACAGTCACGACAGTGTGGACAGCGATCAGCACGACAATTTCAGATGTACTGACAGGCATCTGGAACACCTTCAGCAATATATTCACGACAATCAGGGACTTTGTATCAACAGTCTTTGAAACGATCAAGAATGTGATCACAGTTGTGATCATGGCGATTGCAGAATTTTTCAGCGCAGCTTTCCAGATAATCACAGCACCATTCCGATTCATCTGGGAGAACTGCAAAGATACGATCATAACAGTATGGGATGCAATCAAAGAAAAGATAAACACAGTCATCACAGCAGTGCAGAACATCATCACGACAGTGTGGAATGCGGTCAGCAGTGTATTTTCGACAGTCTGGAATGCAATCAGCGGCGTGATCACGACAGTCTGGAACACAATCAGTACTAGAATACAGACAACATTGCAGACGATCCAAAACATTATCACGACAGTGTGGAACGCGGTCAGCAATGTATTTTCGACAGTCTGGAATGCAATCAGCACGACAGTGTCAACAATCGTGAACAACATCAAGAACACGATCACGACAGCGTTCAATGCGGTCAAGACGACTGTCAGCAACATATTCAACAGCGTGAAGTCAACAGTGTCTTCAGTCTGGAATGCAATCAGTAGCACGATCAGCAGTGTTGTGAATGGAATCAAGAACACAGTCAGCAATGTATTCAACAGTGTGAAGTCAACAGTCAGCAATGTATTCAACAGCATCAAGTCAACGGCAACATCAGTCTGGAATGCGATCAAGAATGCAATCACGACACCGATCAACGCTGCAAAGAATGCAGTGCATAATGCAATCGAAGCGATCAAGTCGAAGTTCAACTTCAGCTGGTCACTTCCGAAGCTGAAATTGCCGCACCCGAAGATCACAGGCAGCTTCAGCCTGAATCCACCTTCAGTGCCACATTTTTCGATAGATTGGTACAAGAATGGTGCGATTATGAATGATTCAATGATCTTCGGAATGAACGGAAACACGCTGCTTGCTGGTGGAGAACCAGAAACAGGCGGCGAAGCGATCCTTCCGCTGAAGCCATTCTATCAGGAATTAAACACAATGCTTGATGAAAAGCTGAAAAAGATTGAATCAGGAACAAACGTGAAAGTCGAAAACCACACATATATTGATGGCGAAGAAATTGCAAGCAAAACATACACAAAGGTGGATGAACAGCTTGTGGAAGATAAAAGGAAAGGAAGGTAAGGCAGTATGAAAGTTAATGGTATAGACGCAAGAAAATACAATGCGAAGCAGCTGACAGCCGAAGTGCTGCCGCCTTCGCTTGCTGTCGATTATGAGATCGTGACAGGCGCGATCCTTCCGACAGAATTTGAAACAGACATGGAACTGGGAAAACTGAAGCTGTGCATGTACTTCAGGGGCAAGGATAGAAACAGCCTGATCAGGAAGATGTCAGCATTTCTGGAAAACTTCACAAAGTCAAGCGTGCTGGAAGTGGATGGCTACAAAGGAAAGTTCAAGGCATACACAGCAAGCAGCGACTATTCAAAAATGAAAGTGAAAACCAGATACAAGCTGAACATCGTTCTTGAAGGCTATTTTTTTGATGATGAATTAAATCTGGAATATGACGGAATCACACAGACAACGATTGATCGACAAGGGACACGAAAAGCACCAGCGATCATTGAAGTCTATGCGAAGAAGGCGTTGAAGAATTATAAAATCAGTGGATTTGAAGACGACATCATCGTGGAACAGCTGGCAGCAGGGCAGACGATCATCATTGACGGAGAAGAAGGACGCATCACGAACAATGGCGCGGACGCATTCGGAAGTGTTGACTTGTGGAAGTTCCCAGCAATCGCGCAGCAGCAAACAGCCCTGAAGTTTTCAAACGCAGATGCAGTCGTTCGGATCAGGTACAAGCCTATGTGGATATAAGGAGGAAGACGGATGCAGATTTTTAATGACAAAAAGCAGCGTGTCGGAATCCTGAAGGGCTTCAAAGATCGCAAGATCGTGAAGACGCTTAATTCTGGCGACAGGGAACTGTCTTTCAAATATCCTTCAGATGGCGAAAAGGTTGACCAACTGAAGGAAGAATATTACATCAGGACAAAAGATGATGAATATGTAATCAGGAAAAAGAAGACAGGTGTGCAGTTTAATGAGTACACAGCGCAGCTGAATGTCGAAGAACTTGAAGGGGCGGTGTTCCCTTATGGGTTTGAAAGCAAGGAACAGACGATCAGGGCGTGTCTTGAATTTGCCTTTGAAGGAACAGGCTGGAAGGTTGGCGTGTGCCAGATCACGAAGAAAAGGACGATCAACAAGGATGAAGAAACAAACGCATGGGACGTCCTTCAAGACTGCTTGTCAACATACCGCGTTGAATGCAAGATCAGAAGCCTTGAAAAGACGATTGATATATACGAACAGATCGGAGCAGACCGCGGACGATATTTCATCGAAGGACTGAACCTGAAGAAGCTGACAGTGACTTCAGACACATATGATTTTTATACACGGCTGATCCCACTTGGTAAAGATGGAATCGGAATCGAATGGCTTGGCAAGCCGTATCTTGAAAATTATCAATACAGCAGCAAGATCAAGACATATGTGTGGAGCGATGAAAGATACACAAACACAACAAGCCTGATCGAAGATGGAATCGCAAAGCTGGAAGAAATGTCGAAGCCTTATGTCGCATACAAAGCAGATGTGATTGACCTTGCAAGGCAATCAAAGAAATACAGCAGCGTATTTGATTTTGACATCGGCGACACTGTCTGGATGATCAGCAAGTCAACGAAGACAAAAGAGAAGCAGCGAATTGTGAAGCTGACGGAATATCCAGAAAGCCCACAAAGCAACACTGTCGAACTTTCAAATGCAACGAAGACTTTTGCTGAAGTACAGCAGGAAGCAACGGATCAGGCGAAGTCAGAAGCAATCAAGATCGCCAACAGCAGCGCGAAGAAAGTTCTTGAAGATGGATATTACACGAAAACAGAAGTCGAAACACACATAACAGCATCGAAGGAAGAAATCGAACTGGGCGTGTCAAAGACCTATGAAACGAAGACCATTGTTGACCAGAAGATCAAGAGTGTGAACGATCTGACCGATGAAAAACTGACGGAATACAGCACGACAGAACAGATGCAGGCTGCAATCAACCTGAAGGCAGAAGAAATTGATCTGGAAGTGTCGAAGGTGTATGAAACAAAGACCAGCGTCACTGAAAAAATTAAAAGCGTGAATGACCTGACGGACGAAAAGCTGAAAGAGTATTCAACAACAGAGGAAATGAACGCGGCTATCAAATTAAAAGCCGACAGCATCACGACTGAAGTCAACAAGAAGGTCAACAATTCGGAGTTCGGAACAAAGATCACACAGAACGCCTACAACGTGCGTGTGGCTTGGAATAATAACAGCAAATACATTCAGCTGGAATATGGTCAGCTTGCAATCTACAACGGCGATGTGACGGCAGCAGAAAAAAGAGCAGTATTTGACGAACGAGGAAATCATTTCTATCGTGATGGGTATTATGTTGGGAAAATAGGGACAAACGAATGGTCGGGGAACAACGCGCACAAAGGGCTTGTGTTCGATCTGGACTATCAGGGCAAATACATGGCATTTGCACAGATGAAATCACAGGGCGCAGGATCATACACAACAATGCTGTGCTTCTCACGCGCGAATAGTATATATGACCAGTACGGCATCCATCTGGGATGCGACTTTTATGGACATTGGTTCGACATGTACAATGTTGATCTTCACGATGTCAATATAAACGGCTACGGCGTGGCAGATGGTAAAAGCATACCGATAGTGACAGAAATTCACGACAACGGAAACGGAACAGTCGGCTGGACGACATCATCAATCAGTGTCAGAGGTGGAATGATTACAGCAGTACCACAAGGGAGCGCGAATATATAATGAGCAAAGAAATCATAATCGAAGAAGATACAAAGACAGAAACAAAAGAAATGATCCTTGATCTGCCTGAAGGCGAAAGAGGGATCACAGAAGAAGAAACAGAAACAAAGGAACAGCAGATCAAAAACACGATGCTTGCGCAGATGGATTCAAAGCTGGACTTGATACTTGCATATCAGGAAGCTGCGCTGGAATAACAGGAGGATGGCACATGAAACCGATCGAACAAAGAATTGCTTGCGCGAAAGGAGAAATCCTGAACGCAATGGCAACAATCAGTACAGAACACGATCTGTCAGCGACAGTCATGGAAGGCGTGCTGGCTGACATACTGTCTGAAGTGAAGTCACAATCAAAGATGGAACTGCTGAACGCATACAACAAAGAAGTGAACGATGCACAACAGGAAATCAAGCAGCTGAAGGAAGAACTTGAAAAAGCGAAGGCAGCAGCAAAGAAGACATTGAAGACCGAACCTGACACTGATCAGGAAGGAGGGGGCGACAATGGCGATGCAGCTAATAACTGACATAACACTGGAACTGACAGGCGATGAACGATTATATATGGCATCAGCGAAGCAGGGCGACAAGCGCACACGATTCATCAGGATCGCGCTGACGAATAATGGCAAGGTATTCACGATCCCGACAGGGTACATCGTAATTGCGAACATAAAAAAGCCTGACAAACATTTCTGTTATAACGAATGCACAGTGACCGACAACAAAGTCATGGTTGAACTGACAAATCAGGCACTTGCGGCAGCAGGAACAGCACACTGCGACATTGAGATCAGGGATGCGCAGAACGTGTATGTGTTATCTTCACAGGCGTTCACTATCGAAATTGAAGAAACAAACAGGAATGATGCTGCAATTGAAAGCTGCAACGAGATCACAGCACTGGAAAAGAAAGTGCAGCAGTATATCGACAACATCGTTTCGACAAAGAATGACATCTTGAATGTTGAAGCCGCGATGAAGGTTGCTGAAGCTGCCAGAGCATCGGCAGAGGTTGACAGGATCAACGCTGAAGCACGAAGAAAGAAAAGCGAACAGGAAAGGGAAACTGCTGAAACGGCAAGACAACAGCAGCTTCAGATCATGCAGGAAGCGACAGGAGCAGCGAACAACGCAGCTTCTTCGGCAAACACAGCAGCAGGAGCAGCGAATACCGCAGCGGCACGCGCTGAAGCAACATATAAGTCACAGGAAGAATTGCAGAAAATGTATGAAAAGATGCTGGACATCAAGGGAGCAGTCGGAAGCACGATTGACGGCGGCACAGCGTTCAGCGTTGATCCAATGACTTGTGACGGCGGCACAGCATTCACAACAGAGGAATGCGAAGCAGATGCAGGCACAGTGTAGGAAGGAGGAAACACGATGGCAACATGGACAGTCAGACCGAAAAAGGACACGACAGCGAACTGGAAGGCTTCAGGACGCATCCTTGAAGTGAACGAATGGGGCGTTGAAGAAACCACATCAGGCAAGTACATATTGAGGATCGGAAACGGAAAAGACAAGTTTCTTGATCTTCCAGCGGTTGTTGATACGCCGACACTTGAAACGATGTACAACACGATTCAAAACTTCAACAACAACATGCAGCAGGCGACATCAGCCGCGAACGCAGCAGCACAGTCGGCACAGCAGCAGGCAGCAGCCGCGAAAGCAGCCGCAGCAGCTTGCAAGGACATCCAGAAGGGAATCAATTCAATGTCGGATTCTGCAACAGGGAAGAAGTACACGATCGGCGTTGAAGCAGGGCTTGTGTACTTGGAAGAAACAACGTAACAGGAGGAAAAAGAAATGGCAAGGCTATATGTAGCAGACAAAGAAACGCTTGACGCTGTGAAGGCTGACACAACAGGAATACTGGCACAGCTTCAGGATAAAGATGGAAAATTCAGCAATGTCAAGCGATATGGAATCAAGATTAACAAGGCTGACAGCAATCCTGACACGCGCATCACATATCTGTATGATGCAGCAGGATTCACACCAGCAAAGATGAACTTCACAGACGGATCATTCGACTTCGGTTCATGGGGCGAAGTGTTCTTCATTAAGCAGAACAGACCAGTCATGCTGAAGGCAGACAGAACAGTTGCGTATGAGTTAAACCACACAGACCATTCAAAGAAGCTGGACGGCACTGCATCCGATGTCGGGGACGCATCAACGACACTAAATGCGATGTCTGAATTTCCTTTGATGTGGCTGTGTCAGTATGAAGTCGGAAACTATGAATATATCATCGTATCTGACACAAGAGTTGACAGCAACTACAACGCAGATGCATACACAAGAGAAGATGGAAGTGTTGCAGATCATATGTACATGCCTATGTACGGCGGCAGCTATGACGGCGCGAAACTTCGCAGCTTGTCAGGAAAGAAACTGGACTGCAACACGAACGCGCAGACAGAGATCAGCAGGGCAGCAGCAAACGGAACAGGCTGGACGATTATCTCATGGAGCAGAAGAAATCTGATCGAAAGCCTTCTGACATTGATCAGTAAGTCCGAAAACTTTCAGGCGAAGTTCGGTCAGGGCGTATGTAGCACATATGTCAATGACTCATCAAAAGACTACGGAAAAGTTGTGACAGGAACACTGGACACAAAAGGACAGTTCTTCGGCTATAATGACGGAACGCATGAAGTGAAAGTGTTCTATTGCGAAAAGCCATGGGGAAACCGCTGGGACAGACTTGTGGGCTATATCTGTGACAATGGAACAATCAAAGTGAAGATGTCGCCGCCTTATAACCTGACAGGGAAAGACTACATAAAAGTTGGAACAGCGTGCAAGACAGAAGGATGGCAGAAAGACACATTGATGACGCGCTATGGACGATTTGTCAAATCTGTCGGCGGCAGTGCTTCGACATATCGTTGTTGTTATTACTGGATCAACATGGCGATCCTTGCGGTCGCGCTTGTCGGTGGTGACACCAGCGACGGCGCGAACTGCGGCGCGTGTGTGTATTTGGGCAACGCTGCTTCGGGTGTGAATTGGGGCATCGGCGGCTCTCCTTCTTGCGAAGAACCTTTGGCGGCATAAGCCGCACAGGGGGACAGGGGGAGCAATCCCCCTTGAAGTGTGAGTATAAAGAAAATTGAAAATATAGGGATATTGTGTGCGCCTTCCGATGCTTCTGCCTTGCGGTCGCGCTTGTCGGTGGTAACACCAACAACGGCGCGAACTGCGGCGCGTATGTGAATTTGAACAACACTGCTTCGAATGCGAATTGGAACATCGGCGGCTCTCACTCTTAACAATCATGGGACAATAACCTAATGCACACGATATTCCGCGCCGCTTGGCGAAAGTTAAACCGAAGAAAGGGTTGTGCTAGTAGGGCAAAAGCCGCGAACGTGCAACAGGTGTTAAGAAGGAAACCTTTTGAATGAAGACATATAAACACATTTTTGATGAAATGCTGAAGGAAGAAAACATCAGACAATGTTTTCACGATGCAGCAAAGCGCAAGACAACGCGTCCCGAAGTTGCCAGAGTGCTGAAGGAAGAAAGGGAAGTCGGCAATGACAGACCTGATCCACAATGTCTTCAGGAACATGTGAAAGCACTTCAGAAGATACTTGAAGAAGAAACATTCAAACCGCCAGAGCATAGAAAACAACTGATCAACGAATACAGCTGCGGAAAAGTCAGGGAGATCATAAAACCTGAATATCAATATGAACAGGTTGTGCATCACTGCATCATCAAACAGCTTCAGCCGATCATCCTTCATGGACTTTATGAACACGCGCTGGGAAGCATACCGAAAAGAGGATGTCACAGCGGAAAGAAACGCGTTGAAAAGTGGATAAAAGGATATAAGGGCAAGAAGTTCTATATCCTGAAGGCAGATGTACGACATTGCTTTGATACAGAAGACATTCGCGTCATAGAAACGAAGCTGCGGCGCGTGATTAAAGATGAAAAATTCATCAGATTATGTGTCACAGTCATGGAGCATGAAGCGACAGTCAAACCGCCTGAATTTGATGATATGTGGATAAAGGACGAACAGTGGCAGGATGCAGAATTTTTGTCAGGGCTTCCACTCGGGTTCGTGACTTCACAATGGTTCACGCAGCTGAATTTCAAGCCGTTCGATCACAAGGTCATTGAAGACTGGAAGGAACTGGGCGGCGTTGATCATTACATCAGATATGCAGACGACATTGTTGCATTCGGTCGGAATAAGAAGAAACTTCACAAACTGGAAGAAGCAATGCAAGACTATCTGAAGAATGAAATGCACCAGAAAATCAAATACAACTGGCAAGTCTTCCGTTTTGAATATCCAGACAAGAAAGCACCGCCAGTCATAGACAAGAAGACAGGAAAAGAAAAACCGAAGACCAGAGGGCGTGCGCTGGACTTCATGGGATTTGTATTTCATTACAACCGCACAACGCTTCGCAAATCAATCCTGAAGCGTGCGACAAAGAAGGCACACAGAATCGCAAAGAAAGAGAAAGTCAACTGGTATGATGCTTCAGCAATGCTGGCATCAATGGGCTGGTTTACACATACGGACACTTATGGCTTTTATGAAGATCATATCAAGCCATATGTCAATATAAAGCAACTGAAAAAGAAAGTCAGCAAGCATTCAAAGAAAGGAGCGAAGAACAATGATGTCAGAATGGTATCAGTCAGAAAGCATGGACAAGCCGACAGAGTGGGACACGACATCAAGCCCGACAGTGGTCTATCAGCGAAAGAGCATCGCAGAGCAGATTAGGAAGGGCATTGACGGAGAAAAAGACCGCACTGTCTATGTGTACAGAGAAAGGACTATGACACAGGAAGAATATGCAAGACTTCAGGCAGAGCTTGAAAGTCCAGCAACAAAGATGATCATGCAGTCAATGTCATCAATAGAGATGAACATGGCAATGATGCAGGAACTTATGGAGGGATAAGACATGGCAGAAACAAAGACAAATGAAACAACAACAGGAACAACCGAAAAGGTACACAGCAAGAAGTTTGACATGCTGAAGGAACGCTGGGACAAGGACTACATCACAAAGGACACCTTGAAAGGCTGGGTTGTACTGAATGAGAAAAGAGCAGGCAAGGGAATCACTGCGGAAGAATACAAAGAAATCACTGGCGAAGACTACGAAGCCAGCGAAGAATGATGACGCAGTTTGAATTGATCGACAGGCTGTGTGCTGTGAATACGCTTCTGACAGACATTGTCAGGGAACAGGCGGCAATCATGGCGCAGCATGGAATCGAACCGATACAGACGCAGGACGAAGCCACAGACAGGCTTGACGATCTATTCGGGAAGCGCAAAAGGGCAGAAGACGAAAACGATGCAATCGAAGCAGCACTTCGCAATTATATTTGACGGAGGAAAAAGAAAATGACTATTGAAGTATCATTGTTACTTTCAGGCGTGTCGATTGCGTTTGCAATCTTCTTCGGAATCAGCACACGCAACAGAAACGTGAAGAAGGACACACAGGACGAAGCCAGAGAGGATGCAACGATCCTGACCAAACTGGAAAACATTCAGAATACTATGATTGAAGTGAAGTCTGAAATGGGATCATACAGAAACGAAATGAAAGAGATCAGGGAGTATTACATCAGGGCATCAGAAAGCCTGAAGCAGCTTCACAAGCGTGTGGATAGAATTGACAAGATCATTGATGAATCACACCCACATCAGTACATCGAAGAGTAACAGGAGGAAAGCGCGTGGAGAAGTACAGCTATACAATACCAGCAAGAAGGAAGAAAAGACGCAAGAAGTCACTGACAAGCTGGATCATGGAGTTTTCAAAAAAAGTTGTGGTTGTCTGCGTGCTGCTTTACATCATCATTGAACTGTTTTCAGTAATAGCGATCTGGCACTTCGCAGACACATCAGTGCTGACCACACTGATCAGCGAAACATCTGAAGTGCTTCGCATGGGTGTGTTCGGGTACATGATTAAGGCAGGAATTGAGAACTGGCAGAAAATCAAAAAAGGAAAGCAGGAAAGTGAAAATGAGGAAGGCGGTGCGAACGGATGAAAAATGCAGCTTTAATATTAAAAACAATTTATGATAATTTGCCGATGATCCTGACAATCATTGCGATTGTGGCAGGCATCGGAATCAAGGTCAGAAACTTCCTGAAGCAGTCAAAGGAAGACCAAAAGAAGCAGCTTCAGGAACAGGCAGACAAAGTCGTGGAACTGGTAAAAGAAAGCCTTCTGTCTATCGTATCAAAGGCAGAAAAGGAATGGGGAAGCGGCACAGGAACGATCAAGAAGTCATGGGTGTGGGAACAGCTTCAGGCACAGCAGCAGAAGTTGACGGAATACATATCTGAAGGACTGATCGACAAAGACATGGTCGATGATCTGATCGAAGCGGCGGTTGAAGAACTGAACACTATTTTGAAAAAGAATCAGAAGGCTGCTGAAGCAGTCAAGCCGCCTGAAGAAAGAGAAGCAGCGGCGGTCGCGGCTGCAATTCAGGCGCAGAAGGTAGAGAAAGAATAAACGAACAGGAGGGCGAAAGGATGCTACATGCTTATATAACATTATACGGAATCTGCTTCATGGCAACAGTGGTCATCATCATTCTGCTTTTACTTGTCGGAACGAAGATTGACATTGAAGAAGCAAGACACTACGGCGCAGAGGTTGAGCCGCCGCCAACAGCGAAGGACTGGATCGGGTATATATTAAAAGCATTCCTGATCGCCTTCGTGGTATCATTAGCAGCCCCACTGGTATTGATATTTTATATCTTCGTGATCGGTTGCATTATCATTTCAGCATTAACAGAAGAATAACAGGAGGAAAAGAACATGGGAACATTATGCGGATGGGCCAGTATTGACGAAAGAGGAAAAGCAACAGGAGGACAGAAGGGCGATCAGACAGGTCGTGAAGTAAAGACTGGAAACTGGTATGACTTCGGTCAGACAGTCGTGCTTCGTTTCAAGGACAGAAACAAGGCAACGAAGGCGGCGACAGCGATGAAGCAGCTGTGCGGCAACGATTCAGTCGGATATTGTCAGGGACACAGAACTTCACTGTACACAGAACTTGAAAAGGTCGGCTGGAATCCGACAGCATTGAAAACACCTTGCGAAACTGATTGCAGTGCGATGATGTCGCCAGTGCTTAAATGCGCAGGAATCAGCGTGTCTAAGGATATTTATACAGGCAACATGGTCGATGCTATTATGGCGACAGGAGAGTTTGAAAAACTCACAGGAAGCAAGTACACAGGAACAGGCGACAATCTTATGACTGGCGATATTTCAGTGGCAGCAGGCAAGCACACAATCATGGCACTGGAAAACGGATGCAACGTGTCAGGCGGCAACGGATCAGGCAACGGATCAGGAAGCGGATCAGGCAATAATCCAGCTGTACCATACGGAACAGCAAAGACAGCGACATTCACTGGATATGTGAACACAGGCGCATTGAACGTCAGAAAGCAGCCTGATCCAGATGCAGACAAACTTGTGTCATATCCTTGCATTAAGCAGAACACAGAAGTCGGAGTGTGCGGAAGTGCAAAAGCACCGAACGGAGCATTGTGGTATTACATCTATATTGACGGAGCAAAGGGCAAGAAGTATGGATATGTAAACGCAAGATACATCACAGCGAAATAAGGAGGAAGCGCGATGGAATACTTCATGGGCGAAACATTCGACAAAGAAAAAAACAAGCCATACAAGAAACTGGATGCAGCAGAGAAAGCAGCAGAGAAAGTGAAAGCCGCTGTATTTGATGAAAATGGCGAAGTAGTAAAAGACTTCAGGGAAAAGGTTGAAACGCCAGCAGAGCCGCCACAGACAGCCACAGACGGCAGTCAGGAGCAGCAGCCAGCAGACAACACCGATCAGGAAGGACAGGAGCAGCAGGCGACAATGACAGACAAAGTCCCTGAAGGCGCGCTGGACACTGACGCAGATGGAAACGTGCCGACATTCGATGAAGACGGAAATCAGGTCGGAACTGCAACGCCTGAAGAAATCAAAGCAGCTGAAGAAGCTGTCGCAGAAAACATTGACGGCGTGCCAGCGGTAAGAATCAAAGGAAAGATCAGAAGGGTGTTCAATGGTAGCATCAGGATCAGAAAAACACCTTCATGGAGCAATGACGCTGTCAGAGGTGCAACGACATTCACAGAAAAGATTGTCACACATGTGATGGAAGTGGACGGAAAGCCGATGTATAAGACACTTGACGGATATTTCATCAGTGGCGATCCGAAGCTGGTTGAATACATCGAAGAATAATGTCGATAATTTTGGAGTAAAAGAGAAGCAAGACGGACAATGCGCCGCCTTGCTTTTATTTTGTCCACATATAGGGGATAACTGTGTGGATAATCACAAGATATTGATTGTACTAACAAAGCAGTACCGACAGGAAATCTGGACTCTGCCTCATCAGAGGTTGTAATACATACTTTAGAAGAGATTAATAAGAAG